CGGACCAAACTTCATCACGAAGTTCATCACTGAGTCCGGAACCAACATTAACGCGAATTTTCTTACCATCGTCCTCGCCTTCACAGATCAACGCTCCTAAACGACCTTCGTTTTTTCCTGTTCCTTCTTCAAGAGCGGTAACAGTAAGACTAACTTCAATAAAAGGTTTTTGTTTTAGCCAACTAGTACTGCGTTTACATTCATAGATAGCCTCAGGATCTTTGATCATAATACCTTCAAATCCAGATTCAATGGCTTCTTTGTTATATTGTTTGAACTGTAGTTCACTTACCTTTTCTAAACTCGCTCAAAGGTAAAAGATCAAACAGCATCAAACGGGCGTCATTGGTCTGTACATTTTCTTTTCTATGCACCTGTTTCATTAGAGCTTGGAAACTGCTAGACACCATTTCTCCATCAAGCACCCAACTACGCTCAAACAAATGGATGTTCTTTTGGATTGCGTCAGTAATGTGTGCAAAATTTTCTAGTATTTTTCCATTACGACTATATTGAGTTACAGTCTTCGATTCGGCATCAATAACTGTAAGAACCCTGACTCCATCAAGTTTTGGTTCTAGCAGTTTACGACCTGTAATTTTCTTTTCGTGATTGGCACCATCGTGAGCCAACATGCACTCAAACACAGGAACAGCGTTCTTTTTAACTTTATTAACGGTCTTTTCGCTGATACCACAGCGTAGATCTTTGATAAGGATACGACGATACCAGTTGTTCCATTGATCTTTTTTACTGGCTCCTAGGGCCAATTCAATGGCATCTCGTGCGGCATCACCGGTAAGTTGCCTGGTGCTCAACAGATGACAAAGCTCTTTAAATGCTTCCCAAGGAAGTCCTTGCCCATCTGGGCCAGAAAACGTAGGAACCTTTTTAACACCAAATGTGATGTAAGGGCTCAATGCAAGTTCAAATCCTTCGAACAACTCTGCATTGTCCAAATTTGCTTCAATAATTTGTTCTTTGTTAATACGACTAGGATGCGTTTCTAACGCCCAAATAATGTTTTCACAATGGCTCATTTGTGTGTCCGTATAGTGTTATGATGCTTTAATTATACGGACTTTTTGGAAAAAGGTCAATGAGTTTTTTACCAAAATCATACACTAAAACTACTGCCGCACCCGCAGGTACTTTGGGCATTTGGATTTACAATGGTAAAACTACTGCCCATTAATTCATCTTTGTAATCTATTTTTGCACCCATTAGGTATTGCATGCTCATGCTATCTACCAAAAGTGTCATTCCTGGACGTTCGATTACAAAGTCGTCCTCGGCCTGCTCTTCATCAAAGGTAAATCCATATTGGAATCCTGAGCATCCACCGCCTTGTACAAAAGTTCTTAACTTTAAATTTGGATTGTTTTCTTCGGCCAACAATTCGGTAATTTTGGCCGCAGCGTTTTCTGTAATTTCAATGTGTTCCATGACGTTTCCTATAATCCTCTATTGCTGCCTTTATTGCATCTTCGGCCAAAATAGAGCAGTGGATCTTTACCGGTGGTAGTGCTAGTTCTTCAGCAATCTGACTATTACGAATGTTACCAGCATCATCCAGATGCATTCCTTTAACCATTTCAGTGACAAGACTTGAACTGGCGATTGCTGAGCCGCAGCCATATGTCTTGAAACGAGCATCTCTAATAATACCATTTTCATCTACCTTAATTTGAAGTTTCATTACATCACCGCAGGCAGGTGCGCCGACCATGCCCGTACCTATGTCTGGATCGTCTTTGTTGAATGAACCGACGTTTCTTGGGTTTTCGTAGTGATCAATGACTTTTTCGCTGTAGGCCATATCTACTCCTTATATTCTAAAACTTTCTCCGCAACCACAACGGTCACGTTCGTTAGGATTTTTAAAATCAAAGCCTTCGTTTAATCCTTGTTTAACATAATCGATAACCATTCCAGACAAATAAGGCTCGTGTTTTCTGTCAATAGCAACTGCAAAATCTGGCATGCCAATTATATGATATAAATGAGTATCGTCTATGGTATCAAAATATTCTAAAGTGTAGGCCAAGCCCGAACAGCCGGTGGTCCTAACCCCAATTTTAATACCTAGGCCGCGGCCTCTTTGTTTTATACTTTTTTTAATTTTTTCGGCTGCTTGATCGGTTACGGTAATCATTTGCCGTCGTAATCTTTTACAGGGCCGCCGTGTAACTCACTTTTCATTTTTTTGCCGCGAAGATGTACACCGCTGCCTTTTACACCTTGTTTTCCTGTGCCTGCTGTGTGATCACTGTCGTGCTTTAACAGCCCAAGACTTACGCATTGACTATAACGAACGTTACTTAGACGGGAATGCCCTACCGAGCACTGGCTAGCGGTAGGGTCTTTGATTTTCTTTTCTGCTACTAATTCGTAGTATCTCATATTGTTATTTATTTAAACAATATCAGACCCATGAGAACGGTTTGTGCCAAAAATCCCATACAGATGGTAGCAATATACAAAAAGTTTTTCTCGATAAGACTCTTGAAAAACAGCGTGGTCAAAGCGGCCCAGACAAAGATCATAAGATCTACTGGGGGTAGTTTATCACTCTGTGCCAATAGTACAGCTACCAATGTTGGAATGCTTGCAAAATGCATCAGGATAATCGTAACCCATCCAAGTGTATGGGCACTAACATGTCCTAGATGCTCTTTTGTAAAATTGTAGATAGAACTGAAAAAACCTGTAAACAACTTAAAAACTAAATCAACGACTTTCATGTCTGTTCCTTATCTGTAAAAAATATGCCTACCAATTTTGGTAATTTTTTCTCGTTTCCACCCAGGATTAATATAGTCTGCATGGTAGTACATTGCTTCCTTCAAGGAAGGTAATCGGAAATTTTCCAATAGCACCTTTTTAGCAACTTCCATACTTTCTCTGTAATTTGCATTGTTAGGTGGTCGTGCGCCGGTATCCCGATCACAGGCCCAACTAAACTGACAAATAACCTTTTCGTACACTACATTTTTTTGATAGATTGTTTTACAAACATCGTTGGGAAACAATCCACTTTCGACGCGGTTTAACGTAACTTGTGCCACAGCAACTTTGCCTTCAAAGGGCTCGGTGCCTGCTTCATAATATATATTGCGAGCCAAACAACCTAACTGGCGTTCGCGTACTGCGGCTGTAACTTGAGAACTTTCAGGTGCTTCAAACTTTGATAGTTTGTCAACCACGACCCATTTAAGTAACCCTGCGGCGACTACAAGAGCCAAAAGCATAAACAAAACAGTAATACACTTTATCAAAGTGCGAGACGGTTCTGTTTGCACCTGTTCCCTATCTAGCGTAATATCAGTCATCACTGACCTCCTTTCTCGTTAGCGGTAAGACTAGTTAGCAAACATTTTGAAATTTTATACGAAATGGGGTAAAAAAGTCAAGTTTTTTGGTAAAAAATAACTCATTTTATGCCAATAAGCATAAATCTTGAGAAATTCCAGGTATCGTAGTGAAAGTCTTTCTGGCCTGCAAACAAGACCTCGGACAAAGAAAATGTGTTGGCAAATGCAGTAAGGCTCGCTGAGTGATTATAATGATCCTTGTGCGGCATGTTGTTTCCTTGCAAAACTACAGCCATACCTTTGGGTATTTTATGCCACCAATCTAGACTTTCAAAATGTTCAGTACTAGTATTAATAATTATGTCTGGTGATCCTAGACTGGGTTGAATTTGATTACAATCACCAGTTTGAGCCTTAAACGCCCAGTCCTGCCATACCCAGTTTTCGTTAAGCATATCGGCGACTAATTCACAGCTAGGATCGATATCATAACTGCGTATTTTACCAATTTTTATATTAGCACGAGTCTTTAACAAAAAAGCTGTCATACCGTACCATCCGCCGTAGATCCATACTTGATCAATGCAATCATATAATTTTTCTAATTCTTCGCAGAGCCAAATTTTACTGCCAATTTGTCCGCTACTAAAAGCATCTTTGTCAATTTCCATTTTAAAATTTAGCTGTTAAGAGATCGTCAATGCCCATGTAACGAAGTCCGGGACTAACTTTTTCAGTCTTTTGTATTCTAGCACACTTACTATAAATTGTTAATTCTACATCTTTTTCTTTGGCAAATATAGAAAAGGCATTGAATACATTTGGATGATTAACATCGTCTCCGTAGATAAAACCATTGGGTAGAGTTCTTTGCCAAACATATTCTAAGTCTTGTATGATCTCATCTTGATTGTGGCTTGCATCTACAAACGATATTGATAGGTCATTAATATCTAGGCTTCGACTATGTCCTGTGTGAAGCTGAATATTTGCACAATCTTCTGTGTGTATACGTTGTATTTCTAAAAGATCACTGGCCACTAAATTTGGGAGATTCCTGTCCATACGCATTGCTTCTAACATATGATTATTATTATCAAACTCATTTAAATCAATACTGTGAACTATAATTTGTGGATTTGATAATGCTAGA